GCTAGACTCTGAAGATATTAAAGATCTTATAGAGGATAGCTTTGGTTTTGATGAAGAATTAGATGATGAAAGAGATATAAGAAAAAGAAAATTAGCAAAAAAAAGAGAATTATCTAAAGCTAAAAAATACTTTAATGAACTAAAAGAGAAATATAAAGTTCCGCTTGAGTCAAGGGAATCTTTATCTCAGCAGTCAGAAAAAGAATTAAAAGCTTACAGAGAATACATTGAAGATGGTAAGAGTTATAAAGAAGAGTCTAAAAGAAAACAAGAATGGTTTATGAAAGAAACCGGAAAAGTTTTTAATGATAAGTTCAAAGGTTTTGAATTTAATATTAATGATAAAAAAGTTTCTTATTCTCCTTTACCAGCAGATGACCTTAAAAAATCTCAGTCAAGTATAAATAATTTTATACAAACTTATTTAGATGACAAAGGATTAATTAAGAATGCTGACAAATATCACAAAGCACTTTCAATGGCCATGAATCCAGATAAATATGCTAAGTTCTTTTATGAACAAGGCCAAGCAGATGCAATTGACAACGTTTCAAAAAAATCCAAAAATATAAATATGGAGATGAGACAATCGCCACAGGCATTAGCTAAGTCAGGATTTAAAGTAAGATCATTAGACTCAGGCACAGGTCGAGGTTTAAAGATTAGAAGCAATAAAAAATAATAATAACAATTAAAAAAGTAAAAAAATGGCTGGACAAGTAGCAGCAACTCCAACTTTCGCACTTCAACCGAGCGCAGAAAGAGTTGCAACACAATCAAACTATATGACTACTTTTGATTTCTTAAATCAGTATTTACCAGATACGTATGAAAAAGAATTTGAAAGATATGGCAATAGAACAGTAGCATCATTCTTAAGAATGGTAGGCGCTGAAATGCCTTGTAACTCTGACCTTATCAAATGGGCAGAACAAGGAAGATTACATACAAAATATATTAACTGTAGCTCTAATCAAGCAGCGGCGCAAGACACAGCAACTATTACAGTAGCTGATGCTTTAAACCCAGGGACAGGTGGTATAGCAGTAAGAGTAGGACAAACAGTTATGCTTTCAAACAATGCAGCAGGATCAACACTATCTAATAAAGGTATTGTAACTGCTGTTGATTACGCTAACGCAACGTTTGATGTAGCATATTATGAAGCTGGAGGACAAACTTTTGCAGCTGCAGATGTAGTATCTGTATTTATTTATGGTAGTGAATTTCAAAAAGGTTCTGTAGCAATGCAAAACTCTTTAGAAGCTGACGACGAAATATTTAGTAATAGCCCAATTATCATTAAAGATTTATACGAAGTATCAGGTTCTGATATGGCGCAAATCGGATGGATTGAAGTTACTACTGAAAATGGAGCATCAGGATATCTATGGTATTTAAAATCTGAACACGAAACTAGATTAAGATTTGAGGATTATTTAGAAACTGCAATGGTGGAAGCTGTACCAGCTGAAGTTAATTCAGGTGCTGCTGCAATTGCTGCAGGGGTAGCTTCAGGAACAGGAAACAAAGGTTCTGAAGGATTATTCTATGTTCTTGGACAAAGAGGTAACGTGTACGGAGGTGGAAACCCAACTACATTATCTGATTTTGATGCAGTAATTCAACGTTTAGACAGACAAGGATCTATTGAAGAAAATGTAATTTTCTGTAATAGAGAATTTTCTTTTGATATGGACGATATGTTAGCGGCACAAAACTCTTATGGAGCAGGTGGTACTTCTTATGGTTTGTTTGATAACGATCAGGACATGGCGTTAAATCTTGGATTCTCAGGATTTAAAAGAGGTTATGATTTCTATAAAACAGATTGGAAATATCTAAACGACGTTAGTATGAGAGGTGGTCTAGTAGGTGGAAAAATCAACGGTGTATTAGTACCCGCTGGTTCAACTACTGTATATGACCAAATCTTAGGTAAAAACGCTAAGAGACCGTTCTTACACGTAAGATATAGAGCATCTGAAACTGAAGATAGAAGATATAAAACATGGATTACAGGTGGTGCTGGAGGTGCAGCAACTATCGGAACAGATGTAATGCAAGTTAACTTCTTATCAGAAAGAGCGCTTTGTACTTTAGGTGCAAATAACTTCTTCTTATTTCAAGAAGCATAATAACTAAGTAACTTAAATAGGGGAGATTAATTTCTCCCCTTTTTATTAATTTTAAATTTAAATTTTATCAAATGAAAAACACAAAAAAAACTGTGTCTGAAGACAAGGTATATGTACTTAGAAGATCTTCAGCACCCTTAACATACATGCTGTCATCTAGAAACACAAGAAGGTCTCCCCTTCTTTACTTTGACGGCGAAGCCAACAAACCTTTAAGATATGCTAGAAACCAGCAATCACCTTTTGAGGATGAACAAGATGGTAATGCAATTATAGAACCTATATTATTTGAAGAAGGGTTTTTAAGAGTGCCTAAAACTAATCCAGTTTTACAATCTTTTTTAAATTATCATCCAGGTAACGGAGAAATATTTGACGAAGTAAATAATGAAAGAGATGCTACAGAAGAGTTTGATGTAATGAACTTTGAATTAGACGCTCAATTATTAGCTAGAGATTTAACTTTAACAAAACTTGAAAGTATTGCTAGAGTTTTATATGGTGTAAAAGTAGAAAAAATGACAACTCCTGAACTTAAAAGAGATGTTTTAATTTACGCAAAAAGAGAGCCAAAGGATTTTATAAATTTAGTAAACGATCCAATGTTAGAGTTGCAAGATAAAGTAGTGAGATTTTTCAGCGCTAGCTTATTATCATTACGAAACAAAAACAAAGACGTTTATTTTAATTTAAAACAAAACAAAAGCAAAATGCTAACTATTCCTTTTGGAGAAGATCCTAATTATATTATAGCGTCTTACTTGCAATCAGATGAAGGTATAGAGTCTTTAAAGTTGCTTGAGAATAAAATGAAAAAATAGTTTATCTTTGTACTTTATTAACACATAAATTATATTATTATTATGGAAAAATTTTTAAACATTCCAGTTACTAATGAACAAAAACAAATTGTTTCAGTACTGGACGTAAAATTAGTAGAACAAGCTTCTACAACAACAGTTAGCTTATCTTACGGATCAGGTAAAGTTGTGACTATTAAACACGCCGCAATTGCAGCAGGGAGTGAAGTTATGAGAGATGAAGTACAAAACGTTATGATTGCATCCCTTGCGACTGGGTGGACAGCAGTTTTACACGATTATACACCAAGCTCTGCAGTGGAAGAAATATCTATCGCCTAATGTATAGCTCTATGCAAAAGTATGTTGAAGTTCCTGTACAAAGTACAGTCGCAAGTGGAACAACAACAGTAGACGAAACAGGTAACCTTGAGTTACAAGATGGTGCTGCTACCTTTACAGGTGGTGTAGTTAACGTTGGAGATGTTGTACATGACACTTCTGATGATAGAATGTATACGGTTGCTACGGTTGTAAACGCCAATACTTTATCATTAGTGGCTATTGGAGCTGCAGTAGGAACGGGTTTAAATACAGGTAAAAACTATATTATCTACTCCTCAAGTGTATCTAACAATCAATTGGTAGCTACAAGTGGAGTTGTTATTATTGAAAACGCATCAGCTGACCCTATTAACAGCGAAGTTAATATTCAGTATTGCGGACCAAGTGGTATATCAGTTAAAATTACTCACGCAGCAGCAGCCGCAGGTAGTGAAGCTGTAAGAGATGGATTTCAAGAATCAGTAAATCAATCTTTAATTCAACCATGGCCACATGTTAAATATAACGGATGGTTACCATCAAGCTTAATTTTAGGTATAGCTAAAGTATAAAACTAACTAAACAAGATAAAGCATCCTATAAAAAATAGGGTGCTTTTTTTTTGCTTATCTTTGTGTAAAACAAAATGCAATGATTAACTCTGTTAGAAATTCAGTTTTATCTATAATTAATAAAAACAACTACGGATACATATCTCCGTCTGACTTCAACCTTTTTGCTGAACAAGCGCAAATGGATTTATTTGAAGATTATTTTTATTTATATAATAGCCAGATAGTAAAAGAAAACAAAAGGTTGTCAGGTTCAGGATATGCAGATATTACAAAAGGGCTAATTGAAGTAATAGATAGTTTTTCAGTAGAAACATTTTTAACTCAAGTTGGAGTGGCGAACACATACAACCTTCCAGTTGATTATTATCTTATCGATAAAATATTTTATTACTCAACATTACTAGATTCTGGTTCTACA